AATGAAGTTACCAATTACAATTGAATATAACTCAGGCGAGCAAGCCACTTATGTAGCCCAACCGCCTGAGTGGGCAAAGTGGGAAAAACAAACTGGTCATACTATTAGCCAAGCAAAAGATAAACTTGGCATGTGGGATTTAATGTTTTTAGCATATAACGCACATAAGCGTGAAAGTGCCGGAAAGCCAGTAAAACCATTTGAGGCTTGGATGGAAACAGTCAGCGATGTCATAGTCGGTGATGCAGACCCAAAAGCCACCCAGCAGGAAGCCTAAGTAGGTTATTGGTTGAGTTGGCAATAGCCACACAAATTCCAATGAGCGAATGGGTTGATTCAGACGACATTTTGACAGCGATAGAAGTATTGGAGCAGAGGTATGGCAAGTGAAACAATTGCATACAACAAAAAAGATCTGCGCGATATTTACAAAGCGTTCAAACTTATGGATGAAACTGCAACTGATGAAGCTCGTCGTCAATCTGCTGCGCTGGCGTATTTTGCATCTGAGGAAATTAAAGTTGCAGCTCGTGGACGAACAAAGGCTGGCAAAGTTGCGGAGAGAGTCGCGGATGGCGTTAGCATCTCTAAATCAAGCAAGATTGGTGAATTCAGTTATGGATTCGCACGCCAGAAATTTTCAGGTGGTGCTACTACACAAACCCTATGGGGTGGCATTGAGTTTGGTTCAAATAAATTCAAACAGTTCCCTAGTTATTCAGGAAGGCAAGGTCGTGGATCTCGTGGATGGTTCATTTATCCAACCCTTCGCAGAATTCAGCCTGAATTGATTAATAAGTGGGAAGAAAGTTTTACTCGCATTATTAAGGAATGGGTCTAATGGCTACCGGTAATCGCACGCTCAAACTATCGATCCTTGCTGATGTTGATGATCTTAAAAAGAAACTTGGCGAAGCCGACAAAGCCGTTGAGGATAACTCAAGCAAGATAAGTGAGTTTGGAAAGAAGGCTGCTGCCGCATTTGCCGTAGCTGCTGCTGCTGCCGTTGCCTATGGCACTAAATTAGCCATTGATGGGGTCAAAGCAGCCATAGAGGATGAACAGGCACAGTTGAGGTTGGCTGCTGCATTACGAAGCGCTACGGGAGCAACTGAGGGTCAAATAAAGGCAACTGAGGATTTTATATTACAGACATCTCTAGCCACAGGCGTTGCAGACGATCAACTTCGTCCAGCCATGCAGAGATTAGCAGTATCTACAAAAGACACCGGTGAAGCCCAAAGATTATTGGCTTTGGCTTTAGATATTTCTAAGGGTCGCGGAATTGAATTAGAAACTGTTGCCAATGCTTTAGGTCGAGCACAGGATGGAAATACAGCTGCTTTAGGTCGATTAGGTTTAGGTTTAAGTAAGGCAGAATTATCGACCCTTACATTTACAGAGGTTCAAACAAGATTATCTGATTTATATGGTGGCGCAGCAGCTGAGAATGCTGACACATTTCAAGGCAAAATCGATCGCTTAAAAGTAGGATTTGATGAAGCCAAAGAATCACTTGGCGTTGCATTATTACCAGCAGTTGAGCAATTTATTTCATTCTTAAATGACACAGGCATTCCAACACTTAATGCGTTTATTGCAGGCTTGACTGGCGATCAAGGACTTAATAACTCATTAAACGAAACTCAAAGAAGCGCACAGTCATTTGGTAAAGCAATTGGTGTTGTGTCTGGCATCATTTCAGGATTTATCACATTCTTGCGTGAAGCAATTGGATTGGTCGTATCTTTAGCCAATGAATTAATTAGAGTTGTAAATATTATTCCCGGAGTAAATATCGGATCACTTCCAAATCCAGCGCCATCAGCTAGTAGATCATCACTTCCATCAGTTCCTCAAGGATCATCAAGTTTTACCTATGGGGCAGGCAATCCACAATATAACATCACAGTAAATGCAATCGATGGAGAAGGTGCTGCAAGAGCCGTTGCAAAAGTAGTTAATGAGTCAGCTGCTCGAAGCGTGCCATTATTTACTGGCAACGGAATTAGACTTCAATGACGGTTTTTACTCCTGACTGGAAACTAACTGTCGGTGGTGTTGATTATACTGACATAGCAATATCTGATATTCAGCATCAAGCAGGTCGAACAGATATTTACCAGCAACCACTACCATCTTATTGCCAAGTTACCTTTGTTGCTTTATCAGGTCAAACATTACCTTTTGCAATTAATGATAGTTTTTCATTACAGCTTAAAGATACAAACGGAACTTATGTAAGCATATTTGGCGGAGATATTACTGATGTTACTGTTGAAGTGGGTGCTACTGGATCTTTAGCCACAGTCGTGCAATATACAGTTTTGGCTATGGGATCTTTAGTCAAATTAGCCAAAGAAATTTACAATGGCACAATTGCTCAAGATGATGATGGCGACCAAATTTATGCTTTATTGTCCAGCGTATTGCTTGGAACTTGGAATGATGTGCCAGCAGCTTCAACATGGGCAACTTATAGTGCAACTGAAACATGGGCAGATGCATTAAATTTAGGACTTGGCGAAATTGATCAACCTGGACTTTATGAAATGGAAAATAGAGCTGCAAGCCCAGACACTATTTACAACATAGCAAGCCTTATTGCTAACTCAGCATTTGGATATTTATATGAGGATAATGAAGGCAATATCGGATATGCAGATGCCGACCATAGGCAGAATTATTTACTAGTCAATGGTTATGTTGAGTTGAGCGCCAATCATGCTTTAGGTTCAGGATTATCGACAATCATGCGTTCCGGTGATATTCGTAATGATATTTATATCAATTATGGCAATAACTTTGGATCTCAAGAAACTGCTAGTAGCGCATCATCAATTGCAACTTATGGCTACAAAGCCGAAACCATTAATTCAGTATTACATGATGCCACTGATGCTCAAGCTGTGGCTGATCGATATATAGCCCAAAGAGCATTCCCACAGCCCGCATTTCAGGCTATAACCTTTCCGATCACAAACCCAGAAATTGACAATGCAGATCGGGATTCTTTGTTAAGCGTATTCATGGGCATGCCGGTTAATTTACAAAATCTGCCAGCGCAAATATCTGGTGGCGAGTTTGAGGGTTATGTAGAGGGTTGGTCATGGAGCACTAGATTTAATGAACTATTTTTAACTATCAATTTATCCCCAGTCGCATTTAGCCAAGTGGCGATGCGTTGGAATACCACACCAGTAACTGAAGCATGGAACACTTTATCCACAACATTGACATGGGAATACGCTACAATAGTAGCCTGATAATAGGAGAAAAATGCCAACTACCACCAATTATGGCTGGACAACACCAGCCGACACCGATCTAGTCAAAGATGGTGCTAGTGCAATTCGCACACTTGGAACTGCAATTGATACAACTGTTTTTAATAATGCTTCAGCTGCAATTGCTAAAACTATTGTCGATGCAAAAGGCGATATTATTGCAGCAACCGCAGCAGATACAGTTGCAAGATTAGCAGTTGGAACAAATAATCAAGTTTTGGTTGCTGACTCAACAACATCCACAGGATTAAAATGGGCAAATCCATCCGCAGGCGCAGCAGTTTTAATTAATCGAACTGAAATTTCAGCAGCAGCAACAACAACAATTGATAATTTATTTTCAGACACTTACGAAAATTATTTGTTAGATTTTAATTATACTGTTAGTTCCAGCGGCAATTATGCTATTTGGAATCTACGACATGGTTCAACCACATTTACGAGTGCAAATTATAAATACGCATTTGAAGGTTCAAGTGAAACAGGCGGTGCATCAAATGTGTGGAATTCCAATAACAATGGAGAATTTGTGCTTCCTTCTGCTTCAACAGGAAGCAAAAATGCTGTTTGTTTTAATGTTACAAGATTAAATGGTAGTGATAGATTCTATTGTAGTGGAACAATTTGGAATCCATATAACGCAATATGTTATTCAGGTGGAATGTATATTAATGCAACTCAAGCATGGTCTGGACTATACATCTCAACAAATGCGGGTACTGTCACAGGCACAATTTCAGTTTATGGATTGGTGAAAGCATAATGACAAAAACAAACTTTAGAAAAGATTATCCAAAATTGTTTAAGAATGTTAATGGTGAACAATTTGAAATGGATGCTGAGGAATACGAAGCAACTATTGCTAAATGGGAAGCCAATGAAGTTGAAAAATTAGCAAAAGAGGCTGAGGCAAAAGAAAAGGCAGCAGCAAAACAAGCCATTCTTGATCGCATCGGTTTAACTGCCGATGAACTTCAAACAATACTTGGCTAATGAAGCCTTGGTTATCTAAAGCTGCTGAAACTTTAAGGGATCAGGTAAATGACTGCTTCCCTGATCGCAAGCGCACAGCTGATGGATGGATTGGTGATGCTCGCCATTCAGCCA